TATTATCCAAGAAATAGAAATCTTGCCATATTCGATTTAATCGCAAAGGTTTATGGATTTAATGTAAGATTCAACGAAACCAACTTGGGGCTTTCTGTCAATTGGAGTGCATTTTTCGATTGGCTCAAAATGCAAGACTACGACTACATTCTGCATCAAGAGGACGATGTATTATTGACTAGCCCCATTCGAATTGACGACCTAATCACAGTTCTAGAATCAGATGAAAAGATGGCTTCAGTCGTTCTCCAACGCCAGCCATGGTATTTTCACGAAACAGAATCTGCCATTGATCCAACCGACGTCAAAATTGGTAACTATTACTATAGCAAAAACGTAAAGACGTTCCCAATCATATTTTCGTTATATCGTAAAAATGTAATCGAATATTCGTTTAGAGAGTATTGGAAATTCAATGTAAACGAAGGGATGATCATGGTTTATCTAGATTTCTTCCACAAGATGTATTCTGCGACTCTAAAAGGATCAAATGGTGAGAATCTAATCTTCCACATCGGTGAAGAAACTGTCGGCAAAAGACTTGAGCAAGGAGAGCCAAACTGGGAACAATTTGCGCATATGGACCCAAATAGGATTTACAATTCTCGAGATGGTAGTCTTATCGAATAACTAAATATAGAACTACACGAGAGGTTCTAAATGGCAAAACCTACAAATAAAACCGAACTAAAAGATTTCTGCCTCCGCAATCTTGGATTTCCTGTAATCGACATTAATATCGACGATGATCAGCTTGATGATCGTATCGATGATGCGCTTCAGATGTTCCAAAACTATCATTTTGATGGTACAGAAAGGGTTTATCTAGCCCATAAAGTCACAAATGCTGATATCTTGAACAAATATGCCAGACTATGTGACAACATCATCGGCGTCTCTAGAGTATTTCCAATGACTGGAGACACCGTAAGTTCAACAAACACATCAGGTTTTAACATTTTTGATATTAACTATCAATTACGTTTAAATGACTTTTATAATCTAACTTCTTCGTCATACACATATTATGTGATTGCACGAGAACACCTCTCCATGTTAGATATGATCGTAACTGGAGAAACTCCTTACTCATATAACAAAAAGACAAATAGACTCTATTTGTGGCAAAGTTGGGAAGGTAAGTTAGATGCAGGTGACTATATTCTATTCGAAGCACATAGAGTCGTCGATGAGGATACCTATGAAAAAGTCTTTAATGATTCTTGGGTAAAGGAATATACAACTCAGTTATTCAAGCGGCAATGGGGCGCAAACCTAAAGAAATATGGCAATTATACTCTTCCAGGCGGATTAATTGTTAACGGTCAACAAATATATGACGAGGCTGTTGCGGAAATCAAAGAGCTTGAAGAAAAACTTCGCGATGTTTACGAAGAACCACCAGGAATGATGGTGGGCTAAAATGGCAACTAGTGTTTACTTTAATAATCAAGGCGCGACACGCGAACAGTTTCTTGTTGAGGATTTGATTATTGAGTCTATTAAAAATCATGGAATTGACATCTATTACATTCCACGAGACTCACAATCTTCGCTAGATGAATTGTTTGGCGACGATCCTGTGAAATCGTTTACAAGAGCATATAAGATTGATATGTATCTTGAAACGTTCAATGATTTTACTGGAAATTCAGAATTCTTTTCGAAGTTTGGTTTAGAAATTCAAAAAGACGCAAAGGTTTGTGTTGCCAGAAGAACATTCGAAAAATATGTCAAAGGCGAAAGAAACTTACCAAAAGAAGGCGATCTAGTTTATCTGCCAGTACAACAAAAATTATTAGAAATACGACTTGTCGAGGAAGAAAAAAACTTCTTCCAAGCAGGAAAGAAAGCACCGTATATGTATGGATTGTCTCTAGAGACTTTCAAATATAATGGTGAATTGATTGCTACTGGTGTGAGTGAGATTGACGATCTAGCAATTAAACAAGCTGTTTCAATTGATTATATTTTAACTGCTGGTGGAACTGGAACATTCACCCAACATGAGATTGTCTATCAAGGAACAACACTTGCAAATTCAACAGCAAGAGGATATGTTTCTTCTTGGGACAAACCTTCTAGAACACTGCGTTTGAGAAACATTCGTGGGGAATTCGCTGCAGGATCGAGTATAAAAGGGAATACCAGCAATGCTATTTGGACTCTAACCAGTTCAAATATTCAAGATGATGCTGCATCGGATTATGATGATAACTTTAGAATTGAAACAGAAGCTGATAACATTCTAGACTTCAGCGAAACAAATCCATTCGGTGAGCCATAATGCTGTCATCTAGACATTTCTACCATAGAATCATTCGTAAGATCGTTGTGGGCTTTGGCACAATGTTCAATGATCTAAAGTTATACAGATACACAAAAGATGGTCAAACTGAGATTGAGCGAATCACAGTTCCATTGTCTTATGCTAACAAAGAAAAGTTTTATGTCCGCATCACACAAGATCCAGGATTGGATCGATCAATGCGAATTCAATTGCCACGCATGTCATTTGAAATGACTGCAATCAATTATGATCCATTGCGCAAGATTACTAATTTTAATCCGCAATTTTCTCCTGGAAAAGATGGCAACAGTATAACAACAATCACATCAACTCCATACAACTTTTCATTTGATCTTGTTTTATATGTTCGTAATGTCGAAGATGGCACGCAACTGATTGAACAAATTCTACCATACTTTGCACCAGACCACACAATTTCAATGAATCTGACGGGTATTCAAGGTGACAAAGTTGATGTTCCGATTGTGCTAGAAGGATTATCATACGATATCGCTGCAACAGGCTCCCCTGAAGAAACAAGAGTAATGACATGGACTTTAACATTTACAGTTCAGGGATGGCTCTATGGATTTATCAATGATTCTGTTAAGGTGATTCGTAAGTCTGTTGCAAACACATTTGACAGCGAAGTTCTGCAAAGTGGTGCAAAAGTTCTCAATTTAACTTCAGGGTTTGGAGATTACAAAATTGGCGAGCTTGTTTATGTTGGTAGAAATTTGAGTTCTGCAAATGCGAGTGGGTTTGTTTCCTCTTGGAATAATGTTGCAAATCAAATATATGTTACAGATATTTCTGGCACATTTACAACAAACAATAAACTGGTTGGTGCAATATCAAATTCATCATTTACGATACAATCATTTGATTCAGTGATCGATAATCAATTGGTCAATTTGAGTATTCTTCCATCGCCAATTACTGCAAATGCTAATACTGCATTTGGTTTTGATGAGCAAATAGAGATATTCCCAAATATAACATGAGTAAGGTTGACCAAAATCTTTCTGATATTTTAAACACTGATTATATTCCTGTGGTAAGCGAGGGTAATAAAAGTGTTACTATTCATGAGCCAGACAGATCAGTTGATAATCCTGATGCTGACTATTCTCGTGCTAATTATTACAATCTTATCGAAAAAGGTAATGAGGCTTTGGAAGGCATTCTTGAAGTGGCAAAAGAATCGCAACATCCAAGAGCGTATGAAGTAGCAGCAAACATGATCAAGAATCTCTCTGATGTCACAGAGAAATTAATGATTCTTCAAAAGCAGCAACAAGAACTTCAACCAAAAGAATCAGCAGCACCAACCAATATCAATGTAGACAAAGCAGTATTCGTCGGAAGCACTGCTGAGTTATTGCGACAATTAAAGAATGAATCCAATAGCGGCTAAATTAAAGCATTATCTTGGCAATCCCAAGCTGAAGCGAGTGAACATGGCGATGAATCTTACGGAAGATCAAATCCGTGAGTTCGTCAAGTGCGCTCAAGATCCAACATACTTTATTGAAAACTATGTTAAGATCATTACACTTGATAAAGGTTTCGTTCAAATTGAACTTTATCCTTTTCAAAAACAAGTTGTAACAGATATTAATGAAAACCGTCGTGTTATCGTAAAGGCAGGTCGTCAGGTCGGTAAGACTACGATCATCGTCGGATATATTCTCTGGTACATTCTATTCAATCAAGATAAGACCGTTGCGATTCTTGCAAATAAAGCCAGTACATCAAGAGAAATTCTTGCTCGTATCAAACTAGCATACGAAGCATTGCCAATGTGGATTCAGCAAGGCGTCAAAGTTTGGAACAAGGGTGACATTGAGTTAGAAAACGGATGTCGCGTCTTGGCTAACTCTACTGCCTCTAGCGCAATCCGTGGTTTCTCTATCTCGCTACTATATCTTGACGAGTTTGCATTCGTTCCAAGTAATATCGCTGAAGAATTTTTCACGTCTGTTTATCCAACAATTTCTTCTGGTACAACTTCGAAGATTTTAATTTCTTCAACGCCAAATGGCATGAATCACTTTTATAGGATGTGGACTGAAGCAGTTGAAGGTCAAAACGGATTTACACACGTTGAGGCTAACTGGCGTCAGGTTCCAGGTCGTGATCAGAAGTGGGCGGATGAACAACGCCGTGTTCTTGGTGAACAGAAGTTTCTGCAGGAAATGGAATGCGAATTCATGGGCTCATCAGGGACCCTGATCTCTGCAGCTGGACTCAAGTCTCTCGCGTTTGTAACTCCAATTCATACCTCGGATAATGGAATTAAGATTTATCAGGCTCCGATCTCAAACCACACTTATGTCATAATCTCAGATACATCTCGAGGTAAGGGGTTAGACTACTCGGCGTTTAGTGTGATCGATGTTACTGAAATACCCTATAAACAGGTCTGCACATATAAAGACAATAACATCAGTCCGTTGGTCTATCCTTCAATTATTAAGCGCATTGGCGAATACTACAATCAAGCATATTCGTTAGTTGAAATCAATGACAACGGTCAACAGGTCGTCGATTCTCTATTTGAAGACTATGAATATGAGAATATCCTGTCGACGGTCGACGTAAAAGGTAAAGTTGCACTCACTTGGGGCTATGGGAATAAATCGCAACGCGGAATTCGTACAACAAAGTCTGTCAAACGTCTTGGATGTTCAATTCTTAAGAATTTGATCGAATCGCAAAAAATAATCTTACAAGATTTTGATACGATATCAGAACTTTCGACCTTCATATCCAAAGGAGCGAGTTATGAGGCAGAAGAGGGGAGTCACGATGACCTAGTTATGACTCTTGTTTTATTCTCTTGGATGACGAATCAGAGTTTCTTTGCTGATCTGACCAATACCAATATTAAAGAAAAGTTGCATGAAGAACAAATGCGTCAGATCGAAGAAGAAGCTCTTCCGAACTTTATTGCAGGTCATGACGAAGTTGATAATGGAGAAAATCAGTTTGTTTCTGGTGGTTCAATTTGGACTGTGGTCAATCGTTAAAACCCCCGAAATACTAAATAACCAGTAAGATTCTTAAATCTCCATTTACAGGAGCGAAAACATGGCATTCTTAGTCTCTCCAGGAGTCAATACTTCTGAAATTGATTTAACTACAGCAGTTCCCTCAGTCGGCACATCAACTGGTGCTACGGTTGGTTTCTTTCGTTGGGGTCCAGCAAATACTGTTATTCAGGTCTCAAGCGAATCAGACCTTGTACAAAAGTTTTTCGCTCCAGATTCAAATACGGCTGCATCGTTTTTATCTGCTACAAACTTCCTATCATATGGAAACGATCTGCGCGTAGTTCGTGTGTGTAGCGCAACGACAGATAAATCAAACAACGCAACATCAAACTCATCACACAATATTACTGTGATGAACGATGAGGAATACTTCCTCAATAACTATACTGGCGCAAATGCTAATGTTGCATTCTGCGCTCGTTATCCTGGTGCTCTTGGTAACTCTTTAAGAGTTTCAGTTTGTTCATCAGAAGCAACGTTTGATAGTTGGTTATTTGCTCCATACTTTGATAGTGCTCCAAATACTTCAAACTTTGTTGTTGCAAAAACAAACAATTCAACGCTTAAAGATGAAATGCACATCATTGTTGTGGATGAGGACGGCGTTATCACAGGAACTGCAAATACAGTTCTAGAACGCTTCTCGAACCTCTCAAAATGTTCTGATGCTAGAGGCGACGATGGCTCGAGCATTTACTATAAAGAAGTTCTATATCGCACCTCAAAATGGATTCACTGGCTCGGACATGCTCCAGGAAGCAATGCTGCAAATGCTTGGGGACAAACTGTCGCAGCAGCTTCTGCAACAGGAACTCCACTACACTCACCAGTTATCGCAAACTACTCATTTGTAAATGGTACTGATGGTGTTCCAAGTCAAGCAGACTTTATTAATATGATCGATCTCTTTACGAATAAAGAAAAAATCGACGTTTCTCTATTGTTTGCTGGCGACTGCGGTATATCTTCAAATTCTTCAATCAGCACAACATTAATTGCTAACAAGTA